GGGTACGTCGTTCTTTGCGTAGCTCATTAGAAACTCGGCTGCGAATTTGATTTCGTCGTATTGAGCAAGCCAATGGTCGCGCTCCTCGCGGACCTCGGTTAAATGCTCTTCGTTTTCTTTGGTTCTAATCTCAAGCGTCTTCTGCAAATCCTCGATCTGCATCAGCAAATCGGCCTGACCATCACCGCCATTTGCAAATCGTTTGAGAGCTTTAAGAGACAGACTTCGGATGATGTCTTTCATTATGGATACAATTTTGTGTTCTCCTGCGTCGCAAGCCTCGGAAGAATCCCGTAAAAGTTCATCCTAGGCATCGAATCGACCAGCATCTGGATGTCGATTGGACCCCAAACCTTCTGATTCGTTTCGAGGAGTTTGCAGACACCTTCGTAATTTACAAGGTAAGCATGCGTACACATGCCTCGGACCAGCTTGTAAAGGTTCGACGCGATGTAGCCGTGGTCTTCAATCGGATCAGCGCAGCAGCTTCCGATGTAGACGACATGCCAGTCGCTCGGGAGGTAGTCCAGATTGTCGGCCAGCTTTGACTTCCAATCGGCGCATGTGAACTCAACGTCATCCTCGACGATAAGGAACGTCCGATGATCAGTCACCTTCGACTCAACCATCCATTTGATGGCCGACCAGACGGAGAAATGGCTGAGTCCGGCGACGATTGTTTTGACCTTTGCCTTCTCCTTCTCGCGTGTGTGGTAGTAGTCGGTCGAGATGCCACAGTTCTCAGCTCTGAATCCATACACCGGAACCGCATCGATTCCGAATGTCTTCATGTAGCGGATGCATCGCCTTTCCTTCTCGCTTTCAGGCTTCGAGACGATGAAGCACGGCGTCTTTTCGAGCTGTAGTTTCATCGGTTCGGGAGGATGTAGATGATGCCACGACGCGCGCCTACGCATCGACTTGGGTGGTTGTAATAGAAGCTGTAGCCGTACTTCTGCGTCAGGGTTTTGGCCTTATAAATTGCGTCCAGCTTTTCCTTGATGTAGCCGAGGCAGATGTCGTGGCCGTTGTAGCTGTCGTATCCAAGCTGTCCGGTCGGCTCCTTGAAATCGTGAATTGCAATGACCGGATGCAGGTCGTAGCGGTTGATTGCCTCAAGCTCTTCGAGGAGCGGCAGATAATCGTTCCAATGGGCGTCGAGAAAGAAGATCGTATCGTGTCCAATTCCGTGATGCGGGATGAACCAGTTCATGCAGGCATCGCTGCTGCCCTCGAACATTTCGACGTAGACCTTCTCTCGCTTGAACTTCTCCTTAGCTCTCTCAACCAAGTCATGGTTCAGCTCGCATGAAACGGTCTTGAGGAAGTTCTTGGCCAACCAAACGGTAGTGTCCGCTTCGTGAGTGCCGGTTTCGACAGCAGTCGTCAGCTCGAAGCGTTCTTTGAGGTAAAGAAACTCCTGCTCGATGAATGTGTCTCCATTGAAAGGTGAACCCATAATTTTAGTCGGCTAAAGCACAGTCTTCCTGATCCGCAACTCGCGGGAAAATTGTGAAGCATTTCAGATGCTGGCGGCTCTTGAAGTACATCTGCAAATCGATTGGGGCGAAGACCTCTTCGTTCGTTTCGATGAGAGTCTTGAGAGCCTTTTTTCGGACGATGTAGCAGTGAGTGCAAAGCGGCATCCCCTCGAAGAGGTTGGAATCAAATTCCTTGCCCATCCTACCGCTCGCGCAGCAGGAGCCAGGATAGAGGATATCCCAATCCTCGGGCAGCTTTGTCAGCGCACGTTCGATTGTTTCGCGCCAATGAGGACGGAACAGGATGTCATCCTCTAAGACCATCACCATGTCCGGCGTGGAAGGATCGAAATCCAGCGCGTTCCATAGCATCCAATGGGACATCGTGCATCCAACGTGCTTGGAGCAGATGAGGTAGCCTGAGCCGGGAGCATCCACCTCGTACGGAATGCTCGCTTTCAGACCGGACTTCGCGCCGTTCAGGCCATAGAAAATGCGGTAGTCCGTGATTCCGGCGGAATCTAGGTTTCTTTGTAGGCGCGGGATGCGAGAACTACCTCGCATCGTGATAACGACCGTTTGCACGGGGTTATTTCAGTTTTCGATAGATGGCAAAAACGCTCTCGCTCAGGTCAAATCGCGAGACAAATTCGCAGCGTTTCAGGACGAACTTGAGAGCAGTCTGGGTTGATTCCCAGTTCACATCGTCCATCACGATGTAGCCACCAACCTTCAGCTTCGGAAGCCAGTTGACGACATCGCTCGTAGACGGCCATTCGGCGTGATTGGCGTCGATGTGAACCATGTCCATGTCAGGCAGGAATCGCGACGCATCCCATGAGGACATGCGGCAGAACTGGATGTGCTTCACAACCTGCGCGCGGACGCAATGACCAACGAACGATTCGTAATGCTTGTCCAGATCGAGTGTCGCCCACCAGTCCTGATTAGCACTCGTCTCGTCGTCGATGCAGTCCTCTTTCTTCCAAGAGTCGATGGCGTAAACGGTTCCGCTTCCATTCAGCTTGCAGGCTTGAGCAAGAGCGAGCGTTGACTTGCCCTCGAAGACGCCAACTTCGGCGATACGCTGCGGCTTGGTTTCGAGAACAAGTTTGGCAATTTCCAAACCTTTCTTCGGGTCGCACCAGCCGCCCATCTTCGGGAAGTTGTCGGCGATGAATTGGACGATGTTTTCTTCGTTTCCCATAATTCTTATCCCTGACGCGCCAAGTTGGACTCGGCAGTTGCATTCGCTCGCTGAATATCAGCGGTTGTCTTGGCATTCCGGCGAGCCAAGTCGGCCATCGCCTTCGTGTTCTGACGCTGAATGTTGGCCATAGTCTCGGCATTCTGGCGAGCGATTTTCGCCTGAACCTCCGCATTCATCACGGCGGTGCGAGGATCGACTCCCTGCTGGATAGCCATCGCCTGCTGTTGCTGCGCCATTGCCTGCTGCTGCTCGGCCAGCATCTGACCAAGCTGCTCAACGGTCTGGACAAGCATCTGGAGCTGTTGCGCGTAGGCTTCGACCTGAGGACGACGAGTAGGATCGGTGGACAGACGAGCCAGATGATCCTGAACGTGCTGACCAATACCTTGCAGGAAGAGCATAATCTCCTGCGGATTGCCGCCCTGCTGAATTGAAGACGCAGCCTCGTTCGCTGCCGCAAGATGCGTGTCGATGTGAACGATTTGATTCTGCGTGTCCGTGACGATTGCCATGTTGCCCTGGCGGAGCGACGAATGTTCCAGAACAGCCAGCGCGGTCTGATCCTGAACTCGCGAAGACTGAATCTGAGTCGGCAGATAACGATCCACCATTTGTTGGCCAACCTGAGCGGCGATGTAGTCGCGCAAGAGGCTGACTTTGCCGCCTTCGGGAAGAGAACCGAGAAGTCCGAGTAGAGAGCCAAGGAGCTGCTGCTTCGCGAATTGAGAACCTTGGCCGACCGTGCGAGTCGCTTCCACGAAGTCGATATCAAGCATGGCTTGAACTGGAACGCCTCGTTCGGCGCAACGACGCTGGAACTCGATGGCATCCTTATCCGACTTGGTAATCGGGTTCAGGTTGGGATTGGAGGCTCGGTTGTACCGCTCTTCGAAGAAGGAATCGAGCTGGTTGTAATACCGGCTGAGCTGCGTCTTACCGATTGCTGACTGCTGCGCCACGATGGCTTGGATTTCAGTCGCAGTTCGCGGGTTGCCAGCCGGTTTGTTGAGCGATTGGCGATACTGAGAGAGATTGCCCTGAAGAACATTCTCAAGGTCCGCGTTGACCGCCATAGGAGCATCCAGAACGCCAGCAATGTTCTGCTGAATGACTTCGTAGTCGGGCGGGAGAATAGCATACGGTCCTTGCTGAACGACGCTGGTCTTGCTGAGAGCGTTCGGGTTGAGGGGACGGAAAAGAATCTGGGTGCGAGCGAATGCGCTGTCCACCATTGAGCAGCGGAGCCGGTTCTTAAGCTCCATCGCCTGAAGCATCTTGATGCCAAGACCCTTCACGCCGTGATGCTCGCCGTCACCACGGTCGTAATACATCGGATGAATGATCTGCTCCCACCGCTTGTAACGGCGCAGCTTCCGATACATGAAGTTCTCGCTGTCCCGCTCATCGATGATGGCATGGCTGATCTGGCCATCGAACTCCTTGTAGAAGATGTGAGACATCAGCACGACCTCTGACCGTGCGGAGAACGTGATGTCGTTCGAGCGGAGCTGACGTTGGAAGAACTCCCAATCGTACTGAACGCCGGAACGGTACGGCTCAGGCATCGCAGCACGGATACGCTGGCGAACATAGTCCACGTTCCAACCGGCAGCAGTTGCAGCTTTCTCGTCTTGAATCTTCTCGAACAGATCATCGACGCCCATGCGAGTACGGACGCAGGCCACCTTCCAGTCGCTTACATTGGACTTGGTGCCATCGGGGACGAGAAGGTCCGTCGCCATGATGGCTTTGCATCGCCAATTGGAGCTGTCTTCGAAGATTAGCGGACCATTGCCAATAAGGACCATTTCACGCTGCGAAAGCTGCATGATGTAGTCGAAGTCCTTGTCCAGCTTCTGGAGGCGGTCGAACTCCTCGGTAATGATCTTCGACCATTCCTCCCGCTTATCCATGTCGTTGCCGTAAGCGGTACGAATGTTGGCGTAGGTCGGAACCTCGGCGAACACATCGTAGAAGGCTGACATGGCCAACGTGAGGAACGCTTCCGACTCGCGAAAGTTGACGTTGGTGCGGAACGCTTGGTTGTTTCGTCGCAACTCCGCTGGATTGTACGGAGGATTGCCGTCAACAAGACCACGGAGCTTTGCGCGGGTGCTATTCCGCAGCTCGTCGGCCATGATGAGCTTTTGGAATATCTCGCGAGCCGATGCCGCGTCGGCAATACGAGTTTCGGGAGCTTTACCCTCCTCGTTTATGGTTTCGAGCGGCAGTTGGGCTAGGTTTCCGTACATGGTCGTTTTTTCCAGCAGTGAGCTGGCAAGTTTGCGTTCTCTGTAGCGTCCGTAAATTTATGGAGTGTTTCAATGGGAAACCACACCATGCTTCTGATGAAGCAACCACAAAATTCACAGCTTTGAAGCTGGTCGTCTAGTGGCGTTGTTCCGTGTTGAGAAAGCGTTCTAACAGCTTCCTTGAGGACGCGAGCGTTACATCCGGTGCATCCAAGCGGTTTCCGGTTGAACTGACATCCGGCGCAAATGCTTGCTCTTCGAATCGCTTCTGCCTGATCTACCTTGCCGCCGCCAACGGTAAGCCCATGAATCAGGCTCATGCTGAAGCGGATAACGTCTCCGATCTGAAGAGATTTCAGACCTTTTGGCTTAGGAATCTCAACTTCGTCGTAGGAGCAGTCGGCACCGTTACGGCACTGATACTCGGTGATTAAGATGTCGAGGTTGTCTGGAACTTTGACCGCATTGGCGGCATAATGGTTGCGGACGAACTCGCGGAGCTGTGGCAATGAACCGGCGGGTATCTCGATTCCGGTTTCAGGAACGCGGTAGTTCCATCCGCCAGGGATTACATTGTGTTCATTGAGAATCTTGTAGCCGCTCATACGTCCCCGTCGTAGTAAATGGAGTCTGCGTCCCTCACCAGCTTTTCCCATACCTTGTCAGCTTTTGTTGCTCGCGGTTCAAAGGAGGCGGTTTTACGCACCAGATCAAGCAAGACTACAGCAGCGTCGGCCAAGTCAGGCGATTTGCCAGTCCTTTGCTTCATCACAGTCTTCGATTCGACGGATATCTTCCGCTTGGAATCGTCGAACATTCGCGCACAGAACTCCTGCAACGTCTCGATGTCCATGCCGCCGACCCGCTCCTCGACGACCCATTTACGCATCGAGAACCAGAGTTCTGTCACCTTGCGGTCGTATGCCTCATTGCATGGCCTACTATCCTCGTCGCTGACCGGAATGGTCGATGGAGAGCCGCCGAACTCAACGCGATGAACCACACCCCATTCGCGTGTCAGAATGTCCGCCAGACCGCCACCCTCACCGCTTGAATCGAGAGCGAACTTATCGGGTGGAACACCGCGCTTGTTGCATTCCTCTTTAACTCGATTGGCTATCTGGTAATGGACCGGCTCGGTGAGCTGCGCGTTCGGTGATATCTGGATGATGTCCTGAAAGAGAATGCTCAGCTTGTCGTTGGCAGTGCCTACCTTGGCAAAGCGAAGGACGCATCTATCGCCGCCGAAACCCGGATCAAGACCGGCAACAATTTGGACGTTTGTAGTAAACACCAAATTTTTTGTAGGTGTGTGCGTCTCGATAAGCGACTCGGACAGCACCGTCTTGACCATGCCGTCAGGACTCCAGAATCCGCGTGTGTACTTCCAGAACGTAGGACTCTGCTCGCCCTCATGGCGCATCGCTGACAAGACCTGATCTTGAGTGATGAGATATGGGTACTTCGTTCGCCCCTCGGTGATGTTCGGCGACTTCATGCCGTCGAAACGTCGGCACATACCGCGTTCCGTCAGCCAATGCTGATCTTCAATCGTGACGCTGCGCCATCCTTTTGCCGGTGTGCAGAATCTGCCGTGCGGATCGAACTTTGATGCCGGATTCCCAATGACGAGCATCTTGAACTCACGGCAACCCTTGGAGAGGTTTGTACACGCTTCAAACGCTGCTTCAGGCGTATCTGTCGCTTCGTCGATGATGACCATCACGCGTTCCGCGTGAATACCCTGAATGTTGGCCACCGCCTTCGAGGTGTTACCTTCGGCGACGGCGATAGCTGAAATAGAGTGCCGGTCGTCACCTTTGACAGCCTGTAACGCCATCTTCGAATCGACCATGTTTCCGGGGAATCCTCGCGATTTCCGAACAAGATCCTGAAGATTGGCCCACATACGCTTTCGGATCATCTTCGCGGTCGTCGATGTCAGGACAACCGTTGACTTGGCAGGGTTGGCCAACCACCAGACCGTCGCAAAAAGCGTTGCGCCAAAAGTCTTTCCGCTCGCTCCGCATCCCGCCCATCCAACGTAGTCATGCTCGCAGAGGCTTTCGACTTGAGCTTCTAACCACGGGTTCCAGCTCATCTTCGGCCAGAGCATTTTCGTCGCATTCTGAAAATGTTCGAAAGTGCCAAGTCCACCCTCGTTTGGTTGGAGTCGATTGCGGAAAGCGTACAGCTCCAGTTCAAGATCGGGAATCTTGACGGGAGAACGTATTCCGTACTTGTGGTCGATCAGTGGATTCTCAGACACTTGCTCTGCCATAGTTTGGCCTTGCATTAGTTGTCGTTGGACTTGAGGTTGTGCGAAAGGAAAAATATGCCGTCGCAACTTGTTTCTTCATCCGGCTGTTGCCAGCCTTGCGACTCCGAGCCGGTAGTCGTGAATATCCCCGGTCCTCAAGGGGCAGCGGGTACAAACGGCACTAATGGCACGAACGGAATTGATTCGTTTACCTACACGACGGCTGCGTTTTTTGTTCCTGCGCTTGGTTCGAGTGTTCTTGTTTTCGTCGATAACACCGAGTTTCTGCCCGAATCAGTCGCCGGACAGTTCTTCGTTTCGATTCAGGGTCTTGGGTACATGCAGGTTCTGTCGGTTGACGGCTTGCAGCTAACGCTTCAAAACCCCGCTCCCGGTGTTCTCGGCATTGCCAATGCGGTTCCGACTACGCTGATTCCTCCCGGTTCGCTCATCACGCTAGCTGGAGCAATTGGCCCTACGGGTGCTGCGGGTGTTTCGGGTGGTGCGCCGGTTGGAGCTTCCTACATTTGCCGAACAGCAGATGCGACGCTGACGAACGAGACGGCTCTCGATTCGCTTGCCACCGGTTACATGAAGACCGCCGGATCTGGCGGTGCTGGCGTCGTCTCGACGGTTGCGACGGTGCCGGTTGGCGACATCAGTGGCACGTTGCCGATTGCTAAGGGTGGAACGAACCTGACGACAGCTCCGGCGAACAAGATTCCGGTGGGCGATGGAACCACCTATCTCCAGAAGGAAATCGTCGGAACAGCTCCGATTGTCGTCACAAATTCGGCTGGAAACATTACGCTGTCCGCGCCTTCAATCGTTCCATTCAACTACGTCACGTTTACGCGGAGGGTGACTGGTCTTGGGGCGGCAAATGCCCCGAACGTCAGCCCAACTTCAGCAAGCAATCCGTACAGCACATCTGTTTACACGACGGCATCTTATGCTGGCCTTGATTCAGCTTCTGGATTCACGGCATCAAGTGGACGTTTTACCGTTCCATACACCGGATACTACAGGATAGACGCTTATTTTAATCTTGATGCGGTATCAACAACCGCAACTGTAACTGTTTTTATCAGAAAAAATGGCTCTGACGTTTTGGCTTCTAAGTCATTCAATGTGACAAACAGTGGGTATCACCCAATATCATTGGTTTACATTGATCAAGCGTCAGCTCTAACTGATTATTACGAGGTATTGGTTGGCACAGACCATAACCTTTACGTCGATCAAGGTTCCTCATTCTCTGTCCAGCGGATTCAGGCTTAAACCATGAGCGAACGCGCACCACGCAGGTACACGGACGGATCTGTCACCTTCGATGGTGGCATTGATGCTGGCGTGATGCCTTCCGAAGTGGACAAGAATCAGGTTGCGTTCGCCGTCAATGCCAACTTCCGCGAGGGTTTCATCTCGCCTCGCCCCGGCTTTATTCAGAAGGACTACGACCTCTGTGTCACAGTCACCGCTGATAACGCCGAGATTACCGCTGACCAAACGAACGTGACGGCGGATGGGTGGTCAGAGGAATGCTACGGTCCTCAGGGTCTAACCGGCACGTTCCAATGCGCTTTACCATACATCTCGGACGATGGACGCACGTTCATCCTGCTGATGATCAGTGGTAAAGTGTGGCTTTACAACTGCGCTCAAAATAACGCTCAGAACCTCACAACCTCTCCCGACCTAGAGAATCCTTCCAACCTGCTCGATGGCTGGATGGTTCAGGCGGAGAACTTCGTCGTCATTCAGGACGGGTTTAGCAAGCCGCTGATCTTCAACGGGACAAGCCTGCGCCGAGCTAAGGACGACGAGATTAAGACCGGCAGAGTTATGGCCTACGTCAATGGCCGTATCTGGTACGCGCTTCCGAACGGATTTTCATTCCGAGCTACCGACATTGTTTATGGAGACGGTACGCGAGCCAGTGTTCTCAAAGAAACCGAGAACACCTTCCTCAATGAAGGCGGAGACTTTTCGGTTCCGTCAGATTCAGGAGGCATCACAGCGATGGCCGTCCCCGGCGACCCAGATACGTCGCTTGGTCAAGGACCGCTTCTTGTCTTCACGCCTCGATATGTTTTCAGCGTCCAAGCCCCTGTAGACCGCGATGTCTGGAAGAACCTGAACTATCCGATTCAGGCTATCAGCTTGCTGACCAGCGGTGCGTTGGGCGCACGGTCGGCCATAACCGTCAATGGCGATGTCTTCTACCGAGCTATCGACGGCATCCGCTCGTTCATCATCGCTCGCCGGTCGTTCAGTGATTGGGGCAACACGCCTATCAGCGGGGAGATGACGCCCATCGTTGAGAACGATCAGTCGAGTCTCTTGTGGGCCAGTTCAGCCGTCGTCTTCGACAATCGGGTGCTAATGACTTCTCAGCCTCGATTCAATTCTGAGGGTGTGATTCATAAGGCCATATCTGTTCTGGATATGGAGCTTGTCACCTCGATGCGGAAGAAAGCTCCTCCAGCATGGGCTGGCATCTGGACCGGCCTGAACATCTTGCAGCTCGTCAAGACCGAGAACGCTTACGGGGACAACTGCTTCGCAATCGCTCGCGGATCGGACGACTCGATTCAGATTTGGGAAATCACCAAGTCCGAGAAGTTCGACATGAACTTGAGCGAGATTCCCAAGAAGGAAATCGAGTGGCAGGTTCAAACTCGAGCCTACAACTTCGAGGTTCCGTTCGGTCTGAAGCGGCTCGATTCCGGCGACTTGTTCATCGACAGGTTGGAAGGCGATGTCTCGTTCAACGTCACCTATCGGCCTGACCAGTATCCCGGTTGGATCGAGTGGATTGACTTCGCCGAATGCGCGACTGTTACGCAGTGCTTTGATCTTTGTCCGCTCACGAACTTCAAGCCGCAGTACCGGCCTAAGATGCGTTTTCCGACTCCATCGGATGCGCCGTGCAACGCGACGATCAGCACCCCCGCTCGGAATCTTTACGAGGTTCAGGTTATGATGAACATCATCGGGTATTGCCGGATCAAGAGTCTTCGGGTTCACGCCTACGACATTCAGGAGTCGAGTGTTGGAGAGTGCCGGACGGTCTTCCCTGCCTGCACACCGCTTGATGTCTGCGATATCAACCCGCTGACCTATACGTCAGAATAGCCTAACAATTATGCCAAACCTTACGCTCATCACTCTTACTCCGCCGAGTCTGCCGGTTGGATATTGTCCGCTGAATTACCAGACGTTGGCCAACGATATCATCAGCGGCACTCAGGCGACGTTCAACAGCTCGATTGGAAACTCGTTCTTCAACTTTGGATCTTCGACGCCTGCGCTGAATAATCAGGTTTATCCGTGGCTGGATGAAGATGGTAATTGGTGGGTCTTTAACGGTGGGTATTGGAATCGAAAGCATCCGGTTTCCATAACCAGTTCCGAGCGTCGGATCTTCATTGGCACCACCAACGACTTGCTTTCCTACGATGGTGGCGATGGAACTTCTAACCCTCCTACCAATTACACCGGAGCGATGTGGGAGGTTGATACGAATTTTCAGGCTCGCTTCCCAGTCGGTGCTGGAACCTTTGCGGCAAGTGGTGTTGTCACGGTTGGCGGAACAACCACTTCAACCGCAGTTGCTGGCGAGGACCAACACGCGCTTGTTGTTGGAGAAATACCTTCGCACACGCATCAGATTCTTGATCAGTATCTGAACCTCTGCCAGCGAGGCAGTGCTGACACGAGTGCGTTTAGCCCGACTAATCGCTCCGAAGGAACTTCGAACCTATTGCCAACCACATCGTCCGGTGGCGGTGCCGCTCACAACAACCTGCCGCCGTTTTACGGTGTTTACTTCATCAAGCGAACCGCCCGAGTCTACTACACCAAATGAAGCTGATCGTTCAGGACATCCGCTCGACTATCGCTCGGGTCATCGGCGTATGTGTCGATGATCAGCGCGTTTATGATTACATCAACCAAGCGTGTCGAAGGCTTCTACACAAGGGGTTGTGGGCTGGTGCGTATGGACGATTCACGATTCATACGGTCGGCGGTTGCATCACTTGGCCGCGTCAGATCGAAACCATCGAAGCTGTAGCCGATTGCTGCGGAGTCGGAACGGTTCGCAATCAATGGTTCGAGTTTCAGGAAACCGGCTATGGACTGCTCAACTCAGGAGACGCTTGCGTCGGTAAGCAGCTTATTGACCGTGGGACTGTTGTCTCTTACCGCGACATGTCTGGTGGTCTTAACAGCTACATTCGAGTCTACCCTGGTGACGCTTCGGATGTCGGCAAGACAATCACCCTGCAAGGAGTCGATCAGAACGGTCAGTGGATTCGAACGCAGTCCGGCGGCGCATGGATTGACGGAGAGAAGCTGACGCTCGCTTTGCCGTACGTTCAGTCCACCAAGAAATTTACTCAGCTTACCGGCGTAATTCGCGAGGCGACGAACACCGCAAGCCGTTTGTACGAGTACGATGCGACTGCGTTGTCCGAACTCGATCTGGCAGTTTACGACCCTGATGAAACTTTGCCGCAGTACCGTCGGAGTCTGCTGACCGACCGCTGCCACAACGACGAGGATAAGCCGGTAACGGTCATGGCGAAGATGCGCCATATCAACGCGACGAGCGTTAACGACTACCTTATTCCTCCGTGTCCTGATGCCATCAAGCTGATGGTCATGGCGATTCGCAAGGAGGAGAACGATTTGATTCAGGAAGCAGTGGCCTACGAAGCTAAAGCGGTTCAAGCTGTGCAGGAGCAGACGATGCAGTATCTGGGCGATGCTGTCGCGACGATACGCATGGTCGGTGTAGGATTAAATGGCGGTGGATTCTCGCAATGGTTCTGAACCAAAAGGATAATTTATGGCAATAGGACTTGGAGCGGCAATTTTGGGCGGGGCCGGAATCTCGGCAGCAGGAAGTCTGCTCGGCGGACTGTTCGGTGGAAAGAAGCCGAAGGTTCCTGAGCTGAAGCCGATTGATTTCGCCAAGGAGCAGCAGCAGGCGATTCAGCAGAACATCGCGTCGCTTGAGCCTGCTACCGAGTTGGCCAGAAAGACGACCGCCGCTGAACAGTCTCAGCTTGAGACACAGCTTCGTCGTGCGATTCCTGGTTATGACCAGCTTGTTTCTCAGGCTGGGCAGAACATTGCCGCTTCTCTTCGCGGCGAAATCTCGCCTGAAGTCTCCGCTCAGGTTCAGCGTTCGACCGCTGGACGCGCTTTGTCTGGTGGATTCGGCGCAGGATCTGGATTTGGCCGTGCGCTGACCGCTCGCGATTTAGGTCTGACCGGCATGCAGATTCAGAATCAGGGTCTTGCTCAGGCGCAGAACTTCATCCAGCAGCAGCGAGCGTTTGGTATGGTTCAGCCGTTCTCGGTGAGCAGCATGTTCATCACGCCAGCGCAGCGCATTGGAGCGATTCAGGAACAGCAGGCCAGAATGTACGGTCGTGACTTGACTGCCGCTCAGGTTGCTGCCGCTCCTTCTCCGATGCAGCAGGCGGCTCAGACTGCGTTCACGAACTTTGGAGGGACTGTTGGTGGCGCGCTGTCGCAGTACGGAATGTATCAGGGGTTGATGGCTGGCCAACGTGGGCCGTCGCCATCTTACAATCCTCAGAACGATCCTGAGCTTTACGCGATTCCTGCCACGAACACTTCCGAGCTAGGGCCGACTTCAACGAGCTTGTTCCCAGAGTACGGCTCTTCAATCTACGGACGCTAATCTTATGGCCGACCAATCTCTTCAAGCATTTCAGCTAGGCGCATCGCTGTTCGACCGCGCGCAGACGCAGGCTCGCATGATGGAGCAGTTCCAACAGCAGACTGCGGAGTCTGTACTTCAGCGACAGGCGTTAGAGCTTCAGAACAAGATTCGGGACATTACGCTTGCTGACACCATTGAGGAGCGGCAGGCACAGGTGGATGAGTTCAAGACGTTCTCGGATCTTAGCAAGCAAGTCGGAGATTACCTCGATAACCCTAGCGCAAAAGCAAAGTTTCCGGTCATTCCCGCTTTCAAGTCCAAGCAGTACCGGCTTGAGGCGGACAAGATGCTCAACAATCTTGAAAAGTATTCTGCTCGCGCTGAACTACTGAAAGCCAGAGACAGGGCGGAAGCCACCTCCAACACACTGAGAGCATCGACGATAAACAAGGCAATCGATGCGGGTGCGTGGATAGGCTTCAATCAAGACGGAAGCCCCAACATCGACGTTCAGAAAATGAACGCCTATTATGAAAAATTAGGAACTTCAAAGATTGGGCAAACTGAAGCTAAAACGGCATCAATTCTTGGTAATCTTGAACTTACCAGGGACAAGCTGACGGCGTTGATTGCTAACAATGCAAGTGATGCTGAAATTGAAAAAGCAAAACTGGAGTATCAAAAGTTAAAAGATGCTGCTCGGCTTGAGCTTGATCGGGATGAGTTTGGGCTTAAGAAGGCAACTCAAGAAGCTAAAACTGGACTTGAGCGGGAAAAGTTTGATTTTACTAAGGGGCTTCAACTCGACAAACTTGCGCTTGAAAAAATCAAAGTAAGTCAGCTCGGAAAGAGAACTGACGCTTATGTTCAAAAAATTCTCCAACCTGCAAAAGCTGGAGAAATTAAACTTAATGCGGTAGATGATAGGCTTGTCAAAAAAGCCGCTGATGACATCGCCAACAAGCAAGGAATTTCTGACGCAATTGGATATGAGATTAGTGTTCTCGATGATCCGTCAATTGACGAATATGTGAAACGAGCTTCCGCTCAGAATATCCTTAAAATTCTAAATAGCGCAGAAGGCAAAGACGCTGTTGGTGTCGAAGAGTCGAAACGCCTTGGACAATTCCTTGAATTTCAATTGAACCCAGTCAAAGGGTTTGCAACCGGAAGGGTATTTGGAACCGATCTTCCTAGATTTGTTGAACAAATTCAGATCAAGAAAGACGAGCTTGATACCCGTGTCAGCGAGGGGATGAACCGGGTAAACAGTATTTACAGGAAATACGGAAAAGACCTTCCCGCCGGAACGTCTCAAACGCCTTCGAGAAGCACAATGATTACGGCTCCTGCCCCACAAACAGCGAGTTCTACGAATGCTGCTGTTTCTATACCTTCTTTTAAGACGATCCAAGAAGCGAAAGCCGCTGGGGTTCAACCCGGTGCTAGGGTGATTATCAACGGAGTGCAAGGAACAATTAAATAATTTATGGATGAGTACGTTTTGCAGAACGAAGGTCAACCTGATCAAATGCAGGTTGGCCAACCCATTCAGTCGGTTGATGTAGGTCTGCCTGAACAATCAATGAGTCAGGTTTCTGCTCAACCTGAAATCACGTTTGTTCCAGACGAGCAGCAGGGAATAAATGCGACTCCAGAGATTTCGTTTGTTCCAGACAAAGCTCCAATGGGTTCTATGGAGGCTGTGAACCAAGCCGCTGAACAAGCTCCACTTGTCGGTCGTGATACATTCAGGCCGAAAAGCCTTCTTGTTGAGCAAGCTGACCTCAGACTCGGACGCGAAAGTGCCAAGAAGTTTCAGGAATTGGAAGCTACTGGATTCAACCCTTCCGTACCCATTGAGTTTACGCCTCAAGAACAGAAGCTGCTGAACGAATATCGTTTCAATCAGGCTCGCCGAGGACTTGGAATGGCTGCTGGTGCAGCTGCTGGAATTGGTATTTCTCAGATTCCTGGCCTTCAAACTGTTGGAGGAGAAATGCTCGCTGGAGTTGGAAGCGAGCTTCTTCGCCAGACGATAGCTCCAGAGCCGTACGATGTCCAAGAAGCTGCTGCTCAAGGGATTCCTCTTCTTAGTTTTTCAAAGCGAGGAGCTGGAGGGTTTCGCAGTCCTTTACAGTTTTTGACCACTGCTGAAACTGGAGTTACTCAGCAGTCTTCAAGGTTGAAGCAAATCCTAAAAGAAGGTGCCGCTGGTGGAATGACTGGAGCAGCTCAAGGTCTTGCATCAACGCTTGGAGATGAGTCTGGAAAAACAGAGGAAACCATTAAGCAAGCGGCACTAAGCGGTCTTTTTCTTCCCACGTTTGCGGGAGGTTTGAGGGGTCTTGGCGCGCTTTCTAGAAGTGGGCCAAGCCTGAGAAGGTTTGCTGGAGAACTTCAACGTCCTTACACGCAGCAGTTTTTAACCGAACGCGCAGACGCAATTCGTCGAGAACTTGGTGCAGGTGGAGGAATTGACCCTGCATTGGCTGGACAATTGGCCGACACACTTTACTCGCCGGAACTTTCTGGAACTCGACCTGAAGACATCCGCGCTTGGGGAGAAAACATTCAGACGTTTCTGCAAGATTCAATTAGAAGAGGATCTGCCGCTGGATTGAGTGGCGACGAGCTGACCAATCAGATCGTTTCAGAACTCAAGCGCGTCACTGAGCGCAAGGACATCGACGATAATCTGATTAGCGGAATCGTTCTCAATGCTCAGCAGATGATCGGGGAGGCAAAAAAGAAAGTAGACTTTGAATTTGCTTCAAAAAACGCCGAGCTGCTCGGTGCTGCAAGAAGGGCTGAAGGAGAACTTCAGTTGGGGTCTAAGTCTCTTTCTGATGACATCAGGAATCTTGAGATTCAAAAGAAAGACCTCAAGGCGTCTGACGACATTACAAGAACCCAGATCGACAACGAAATAGCTGACAAGCAACGGCAAATTGATGAAATCGAAAACGGATTTGATCCGAAGTTCGATTACGGAAAACCCGTAGGTCAGTTTGAAACTGGAAAGAAATTTAGTGAAGAAGCAAACAGACTTCTAAAGGATTTCAAATCAAAGCAAAATGCTGGGTACAAAGCTTTAGATCCTAGACTTGAAGCGATTTCAGTTCCTGTTGAAAGACTTGATAGGAATGGCGATGTGGTTAAGGACAAAGATGGGAATCCAATTGTCGATCTTTTCACTCTTAAAGACCTGAAAGAAAAGAGGACTGAAATTCTTGATCAAATCGACTTCAACAAACCTGTTCAAAAAGCAACTTACGACAAGTTTGAAGAACTTGAACGTGTTGAAAAAAGAATTGAAGAAGGACTTAATACTGATCCTGATTTACGAGATAAGCTTAAAGCTCAAAATGCATCTTACCGTGAAGGCATAACGAGATTCAAAGGAACTCTTATCGGAAGTCTTCTGCGCGAGACTGGTGAAGGTGGCGGAAAGCCGTCAGCCGTGATGAGCCTACTTGGATCGAGTGGCGGCGAAGCATTGGAGGTGATGAAGAAGTTGGCTGGATCAGATTGGGACACTTCATTCAAACCAATGCTCTACGATTTTGTTTACAACAAGTTGAGAACAGAAGGTCAAACTCCAGTTGAGTTCTTGAATCTTTTGACTCAAGCAAAACGAGGAAAAGGAAGTGGGCTAACACAAGAAGTTGCCAACGAGTTTTTCCCTCAGCTTTCTGAAATCCAAGACGTTGCAACACGTTACAAGGGTTTGGTTGACAGAAAGGCTACTTTAGCCACTCAGAAAAACGACCTAGTTTCCAAGTCTAAGGAGCTTGAGGCAAGGATTGCAGATGATGACACGGCTGCTCGCGGATTGTTGAAGGAGAATGAAAAGAAGATTAAATCCGTTAATGAAGAGATTGAGCGGCTTGAAAAACGTCGTCCTGATCTTGGCGAAGAGTTGAAAGAGATGGATGCAAAGACAAAGCAGATAACATCCGCTTTGGCTGATCTTCAGAGTGCTGTAAACGGGAAATTGCCAATCAAGCTGGATGACGAGCAGATCAAGCTGATCCTGTCGAATCCAGACTCAAGTAGGTTGGCCAAGGATCTTCAGCTTTACGTTCAGCAGGCATCCAGAAAAGCGACTGACTTCCAGAAGATGGTTTTGGACGCCACTAAGACTGGAAGGCTTTCTGCAAATCAAGTTCAGCCGGAAGATGTAGTCAGGTTTTTGACAACTGATTACGGCAAGCAACAGCGTTATGTCGTTCAGGAGTTTATGAATGTCATGCGGAACGAAAGGCCAGATCTTGTTGGTGACGTTCAGAATTTGGTCGTTGGAAACCTCTTCAAGGAATCGCTGGATGCAGGCAAGAAGCAAGTCAACATCAACAAAATGCGCGAGCTGATTTCCGGCCAGTATAACCCGCTTATTGTTGAGGCGTTCGGAAAATCTGGAGTCGATCAGATGAACAAGATTGCTGATCAGCTTTCTGTCGTCATCGAGAAGGATAGTCTCGTTAAGAGCAAGCTCATCCCTGCGGTGACATCTGCTGTCGCATCAACATTTGGAGCAAACATGTACGGAAGGATGGCGTTGTCTAACCTTGCCGCTGTAACTGGAGCTGCCGCCATTGGCAGAGTTCTCAGAAATCCAGAATACCTTGCCACGGTTACAAAACCAATCGATCAGGTTGCAAAGGTTCAAATGGATGCGTTCAACCGTCGTTGGCCAAAGATTCTTACGCTTGAGGCTGATCGTTTGAAAATGAGAAACGATGAGCGTGAGGAGGCTGAACGTCCCCAGATTCCTCCAGCTTCTGTTCGTCGTTTCTAATGAAAACCTCCCTCTCCAAGAAAGGTAGCCGTTACCAAGGCAAGAAGGTGACGCTCAACAAGCCGTTCTACACGCCGGGCGAGCGGAAGAAGAGTGCTGTCTACGTCAAGAATCCTGCTGGCAACGTCATCAAGGTTCGCTTCGGCGACCCGAACATGGAAATCAAGCGCGACAATCCTGAGCGTCGTAAGAACTTCCGCGCGCGGCATAACTGCGCGGAGGCTAAGGACAAGACGACGCCCAAATTCTGGTCCTGCAAGGCTTGGTAATTTTGTAGTTAAAACTCATTCTAACTGATATGGACAAGATGAAACTTGGTGGTGGCGGACGTTACGAGAAGCTCGTTGGCGAGCTTGAGAAGAAAGGCGTCAAAGATCCGGGTGCTTTGGCAGCTTCAATCGGACGCAAGAAATACGGGGCAAAACGCTTCCAATCGCTTGCCGCCAAAGGCCATCGCCGCGCTGAGCGTGAGAAGGAAAGCTAACGCCCCCTAGAGCGTCCGCCCCACGGCTTCTTCGTCGCCGCCGCCTTATCGACTACAAACTGCTCAGGCGGTGCGTAGTCCCAAGAGATGGTTCCGACTCCTCGTTGAATGACGATGGAGCCGGTTTTGTTTCCGTTCTTGTCCTTCAATCCTGACCTGTCTCCGCGCTTCGCCATCCCGAGCATGAAGCGTCGCGGCTGATTGAATCCAACCTCCTTCAGGACAATTACCTCTCTCGCCCAGTTGGTCAGGTCGGAGCTTCCGAATCCTGAGTAGGCCATGTCTGCCACGCTCTCCGGTTTTTCGTCCTTACCCTTCGGCTTGGGGAAGTGATGAACCAATACGATGACGACTCCTGTCTCCATCATAATCGGCTGGAGCAGATGCCGCGTGAAGTTCGCGCAGACCTCGATGTCCGATGGATTGCCGCCAATGTAGGAGAGCAGAGGGTCGATATAGACAATGTCTACTTTCGTTTTTCGAATAAGACGACGTAGCATGGTCGTAAACTCCGCGCCGGTTCGAACTGCCTCGCGGAAGAAGAGCATGTCTGCACGGCGCAATCCGTTCTGCCAATCGCTTCCGAAGACCATCTGCGCGGCCCCTTTCAGTGCATCATGCTGATCGGCGATGTCGTTCTCAGCTTGAACGTAGGCCACCTTGAGCGGTCGTACCGGCTGACATCCGAACCAATCTGAGCCTATGGCCCACCTCAGTCCTTGGTAGAATGCCATCGAGCTTTTGCCGCATCCGCTCTGACCGACAAAGAGGACCGATGAACCGCGACGAATCCATCTGTCACCGATCAGGTTGTCAGGGTCGTTCTCAGGATCGTAGTCGATGATGCTCTGGAGCGTGAACTCCTGAGGCATGTCCTGGGACTCCAGATAGTCCGTGAACGCATCCCAGTTCACGACGCCCACATTGATGGCGACAAGCCTCTGCTCCTTGCCATCGCGCATCACACCGGCAAGACGAGAGAACCTGCTCGCGTTCTTGTTCTTCGGATCGATGCCGAGAGCCTCCAGATGGCGATAAACAACGTCGCGACGCTCGTTCCATTCCTCCTTGTTCGCCGCTTCAACGCGCACCCAGCCGTGCAGACTCTTGCCGCCGGAATCGATGACGACAGAGAGTGGTAGCTTCGACTCCTTGAGGATCGTCCATTGCTCATCCTTCGTCTTGTCGTCCATCTCGACCAGCACATGGCGGAAGGCTGACACGCCGGAATCAGATCCGCTTTCATCGAGACACGGGTTAACCCGTACATACGCGCCACGGCTGTCAGGACCGTTCCACATGGAACTTATGGGCGGCGTAAAATGCTTCTCAATCCATTCGTCGCGCTTGAGGAACGTACCCTTGGACGCTGGCCTACCCTTGCCCTCCTCGTCGCAGATGATGTCATTGCAGATGCAGACAACTTCATCCGGCTCGAAGCAGGCTTTGAGAAAGTCGATGGTTGTAAATCGGCATTCCGGTTGCGGAATTGCTTGGATCTTTTGAACGATGAACTTGCCGGTCGTGGATACCGGCGTTCCGCTCTGTGCGGATAGAAGCCATCCCTTCGGCTTGTCGTGCGTCACGGTCATCGCCTGATTGACCTTGTGGGCCAATTCGTTCGGCTTCCACGGCGGAACGCACTTCGCGTTGTATTCGCTCAGCAGCATCTCCGCATCCGAGCGTGAAAGCTCGAAGCCATGAACTAGAGCGGTAGCTACTGCGAAGGTTGTGTTATGACCTCCCTGACCGCTGACGGCTCCGGGGGTGTTTCGAAGCCATGCTCGCGCACGGTCGATATTTGAATTGCTCATTCGATTCCAAGTTGTTTTCTCGCGAGTTCCCCGGACCTGCCAAGGTCAGTCTTGGCTATTTCCTGAAGAACAGAATTTGATTTCTCTAATTTCTGAAAAAGGAGAGACAGCTCTTTGGGAGTCATCAGGTACTTGCTCCATTGCTGGATGGGTATGGAGCGAGACTTGAACTTCGCAAAGAGCTGCTCTTGTGCGGCGATGTAATGGCTAGGGCTTCGCATCTATCGGCGCGAACTTGGCATTGAATTCAGCCTTAGTTCGAACGTAGACCTTTCGCTTTCCCTCACGCATGTAGGCCACGCCTTGCCACTTGGTTTCTCCGATTCGTATCTCTACGTCGTCGGAGAGGAGTTCAACCTGCACCGAGCTGTTTCCTAAGTTCTTGTATCTCATCTTCGGAAGCATCGTCGAGATGGCCTGAACCGCTCGAATGCCAGACTTCATCCACGTTTTGCTGGGGCTTCGGCCTGCTCATCCAACCGCGAAGAAGTGCATACTCGATCAACTGAGGGGCTTCCTTCAACAACTGTTGTCGCGTGATTTCAGATTTCATCAGGTTCGATTCGTTTGCCGCGTCGTCCGCCAGCTCGGCGCATTCCCATTTCGGTTCCGATTTCGTTGGCGAATCCACGGCGGATCAGCCATTCCTTGTACTTTCGGTCGATGTAGGCGAAGTCGATCCTTGGGGTCGATTCGTCTGCGTCTGCCACTCGGACTGTCGTTACTTTGTTCATGCTCATTTGTATATCTCGATTGTGTGTTTGTAGTGTCGCTCAGCTTGGGTGCAGTTCCAGCACAGGTCATGGCCTGCGTTGCATCCGCATCCGAGAGATTTGAAGAGAACCTTGGCCAACCATTGGTATTCCTCGATGGCATGGCGCAGGGTTTCGATGTCGGTTTCCTCTGCGAGAGGTTTGGTAGGCTCGCTCATTTGACGACGAAGAGAATGAAGTATGCGGCGGTGATGACCATGCCAGCGCAGAATGCGGCGATGAGGAGCTGTCTGATTTCGTCCGATGATGGAGGACGGCTCGATCTGCGGATCATCTGCCACCTCCTAGGGCATAGTGAAGGATCAGAAGCGCGTCGCAGTTCTTCAGGGTTACGTCCAGATGGGGGTACAATTCCTGCGCCTTCGCCTTGAGCTTTCTTTTCCATTCCGAATGATCTTTGCACGATGCTTTCCCGCCGAGTCCTAGAGGAGCCTGCCACACTTTTGGAGCTGCTCTGTGAAGAGCGTATCCGTACGCGTATGCAGCAGCCTCAACTCGACCGAGGTTTCTGTGAAGTGTCGCCATCGACGAGCTTTTCGTCATGGGAGACACGAACAGTGGAAGCTCCTCGATCCACAACTCTGCATTGGCCGTCTTTAGCTGATTGATCAGCGCGCAGATTTCAGGCAGCGATTCCGGCATAGACAGCAGGATAATGCCGTCCGGTGTATTGACCGCGAATCCTCCGCTGACGCCAGGATCTACGGCTACGATTGGTTTATTGGATGCTTTCATTGGATTAGTAACACAGCACGGTTATTTGTTCCGCAGCGATTCGAACCGCACTTTTCGTATCGCCACCTTCTGACCAACGCTCGACCTTCACGCGGCCTTTGACACGCACCAGCGCGCCATTGCCGACTTCCATAATCTTCTCAGCCACCTGTCCCCATGAGGACAATTCGAACTCGTCGTAATCTTCGTGGAATCGGCCATCAGCATCGGTCCAATGGCGAGCGATTGAGATGACCCGTCGGACCATCAATGCGCCGGTCTTGGTTTCCGTTTTGCGGCTGATTCCGCGCAGCTCTCCGATGAGAAGAACTACGTTCTCTGTGGGCGTGGCTGTTTCATTTGATGTCGTAATTGATGCACTCATTGGAAGACGCAACCTAGTTGACGGTAGCATTCCATTCGCTTCTTGGCGTGGTATGCACCGATGGGGTGGAACCTGTCAGAAAAGTCCAGAATTGTCGCACAGTTTTTGGAATCTGTTTTCCGCAATGCGCGGCTCGCTCGCTGGATCGTCTTCTGCGATGACCTGCCACCGCTAACCATGATGAGTAGTTCCACGTTCGGCAGATCAAGTCCTTCGTCGGCCAGTGATGTGGCAATCATGGTTCGCAGCTTACCGGCCTTGAACTCCTCCATCGCCGCCTTGCGCTGCTTCTTCGCAATCTTGGAATGGACGAGCAGAGAATTCGGAATGCGCTTTTCGTAGTCCTCGCCAAGTGTGATGCGAGGGATGAGGATGAGCGTCTGCATGTCGAGGTGGTCTAGCGCGTAGTTGATGGCGTAATCGTTGCGCTCACGGTTCTCGCAGATGCCGATTTCAACGAGCGATTCCCAGGCGCACATGCGTTTTAATTCGTCATCACTTATCCGCATATACCGCCGTCTTGTTACAAACAGCCGCTCGATGTTGTCATCGATCTTCTGCTTCAGATTCAGATCAGTTGCGTCGGAGAGTTCGAGATAAGCGTCGGCCAATGAATCGCCGATGTCGCTGCGCTTGATTTCGTAGACTCGCTGGTTGAACAGCTCCTTGATGACAATATTACGATCCTCGTTGTCACTCCACGGCGTGGCGTCAAAACCATAACGCTCTCCGTCACAGGATTCGATGATGCGTCGCCATCCAGCAGCGGGGCTGTGCTTCGCTTCGTCAACGATCAGTATGTCCTTCTTGCTAAAGTCCACTGACTCATGCGGACAACGCACCTCAACGACCTCGTCAGGTACACCGGCAACGCGGAGCGATGTGCGCGCTTGCTGACATGTCTCGCGTGTTGGGGCGAGCCAGCCAAACCTCCATCCCGGTCGTCCTTTCTCAAAGTGCTTGATGATGCTCGCGGCAATCCAGGTCTTGCCGCTGCCAGCCGGAGCGATGATCAGACCATCGCTAGTTTTGGCCCACTCTACTGCTTTCTGTTGGTATTCTCTTAGATTCATAGTTTTAGGAAATTTGTCCCTCCGACCGCCGCTTCATGACGGCCAGAGGGTGTTGTCCGTACCACACGGTACGAATCGCTTACTAATGGGTGACTGCCGTCAATGATGCGCTTACTTGCGTCGTATTGCTCATCTTTGCCAGTAGTTCTCTCACCGCTTTTTCAGCGAGAAATCCGATCTTGATTCCATGCTTTTCGCTAACAGCGCGCAGCTCGGAATGAAGTTCTGAGTCGATTGTGATGACTGTGCTTTTCTTTTTGGTTTTCATTCGCAGGTGTAGATTTTGTCGGTGGTTCTCAGGCCGGTGGGCCATTGAGGTTCGGTGAATGACTTCTCGATGAAGATGACTTTGTCGGTGGGTTGGATGGTGAGTCGTTCGCCATCGGTTCGGATGAACATGAATTCTTTGGCTTGGTTGGGTTGTCGGCTCCAGCTATCTCCGATGGGAGCGGCGGTGAAGAGGTAGTCGCCGGTGATGATTTGATCGGCGCATTTGACCTGGCAT